CCGCCGCTAGTTTCCTGTCTTATGGTGGTGTACTCGATGTTGTTAGAGCAGACGCAGGAAACTTGACTGCATCTAACGATGGAACTACCACCCCATACACTCTGAAAATTAACAACAATGATGATTTCTTAGCAAACTACAATGCTGGTACTGCCACATTTAACTTTGCTGCAAGAACTCCTGGAGCATTCGGCAACTCCTTAGATGTTGCTGTTATTGACGGTGGAGCAGATCAAGTCCTCACCCTCAGCGGAGTCTTGACTACTAATGCAGTTGGTACAGTTATCAATGATGTAGCTGGAACCAAGAGCGCAAGAATCGTTGCTTATGATGCAAGCAATACTACCGCTGTATTGGTAACTATCACTGGAGATAACTTCACTACCGCAGATAGCATTGACAACGGTGTGGATGATCGTACTGTTGATTCCGCTGCTAGCTGGTATGATCAACAGTATGTTTTCACTGGTCTTAAGTGGAACTCTATTGCTCCTCGTCCTGGCACTTCTCCTTATGTTGCCGCTCGTGGTGGTTCTAAGGATGAGATCCACGTTGTTGTATACGATAGAGATGGTGGTATCACTGGAACCCCTTTGACAGTTCTGGAAAAATTCACCTATGCATCTAAAGCAGTTGACGCTAAGTCCGCAGAGGGCGCTCTCAACTATTATCCAGAAGTAATTTTTGCTTCTTCACAGTACGTTTACTGGGGTAATCACGACGCCTCTGCTGCATCCCTCTTCTATGATGTAAGCGGAAACGCTGCAGTAGGAACAGTCAACTGGGGTGGTGATTCCACAACTGACTTTGACTTCTTCCTGGGTCTGGAAATTTCTAACCTTAAGGTTGGCGGTGCCCGTTACGTTCTTGCTAGTGGTGTTACTGACTACAGCGTAACTATTGGAGAAGTCCAAACTGCATACGAAGAGTTTGCTGATCCAGAAACCGTTCAACTTGACTATCTTTTGATGGGTCCAGGTGGCGCTACCGCTACAGATTCTAGATCCAAAGCTGCAAAAATTATTTCTATTGCATCTTCAAGAAAAGATTGTATCGCATTTGTTTCACCTCACCGTGCAAACATCGTCGGAGTTTCTTCCGCATTAGATCAAACAAATAACGTTGTCGGATTCTTCGACACATTAGAAAGCACTTCTTATGCTGTGTTTGATTCTGGATACAAATACATCTATGACCGTTTTGCTGACAAGTATCGTTATGTACCTTGCAACCCTGACGTTGCTGGTCTTTGCGCCGCTGTTACTGCAAACGGAACTCCATGGTTCTCTCCAGCAGGTTTGAATCGTGGTTCTATCAAAGGCGCTGTAAAACTTGCTTACTCGCCAACTAAATCACAAAGAGACACCCTGTATCAGAACAGAATTAACCCTGTTACTTCTCTTCCTGGTCAAGGTATTGTTCTCTTTGGAGACAAAACTGCTCTCGCTTCACCATCCGCATTTGATCGCATTAACGTTCGCCGCCTCTTCCTGGTTGCAGAGAAGACTATCGGCAACGCAGCGAAGGGAGTCCTTTTTGAAGTCAATGATGAGTTCACCAGAGCGAACTTCCTCAATGTTGTTGACCCATTCCTTAGAGAAATCCAAGCTTCTAGAGGAATCACTGATTTCTTAGTTGTTTGTGATGACACTAACAATGGTCCTGCTGTAGTAGATTCCAACGAATTCGTTGCCGATATCTACATCAAACCAGCACGCTCTATCAACTTCATCACTCTGACCTTCATTGCTACACGCACGGGCGTCAGCTTTGAAGAAGTAATTCCCCGTAGATAATTAAAAGGAGACCCTAACAAATGGCTAGCTCACAAAAAGCAGAAGCAAAAGCAATTGGAATTTTACAGTTCCAAAAAGCAATCAGGGGCGGCGTTCGCCCTAACCTCTTCCAGGTTTCCCATCCGTTTCCTGCGGGAGCTGCGTCTGCAGCAATTCCAGGAATTCAGGGAACTGACGAAGAGAAAGTCGCAATCATGTGTAAGTCAGCAGCTTTACCTGCAACTAACGTAGGTACAGTTGAAATGCCTTTCCGTGGTCGTGTCATCAAAGTTCCTGGCGACAGAACCTTTGAAACTTGGACAGCAACTTTCTACATGGATGATGTGTTTGCTCTTAGAGCAGCATACGAAAGATGGATCGATCTTACCAATGGCGTTGATACCAACGTTGCTGATACAGATATCGAAGGCATCTTCCAACCTGTTACCATTCAGCAACTTGATAAGTTTGGTGCTGGAGATAAAGGTATCAGAAGTCTGAGAACTTACGAGTTAATTGGTGCTTTCCCAGTTTCCGTATCTCAAGTATCTATTGCATACGACAACAACGATTCCTATGAGGAATTTGATGTTGAATTTGCTTACCAATACCACACCGTTCAAGGTGGAGCTGCTGGTAACGATATTAGAGAGCGTTCCTGATAGGGACTAAATAGTAGGTCGGGAAACACAATTTAAATCATGGCAGAGTTATTCGGTTTCTCGTTCAAGAAGAAAGCACAGGAGAAGACAAACGCACCTTCTCCTGTAGCACCTTCAAACGAGGACGGCGCAACTAGTTTTATCGCGGGTGGTTACTACGGTCAATACGTTGACCTCGATGGTAACTTCAAGACCGAATATGATATGGTGAAAAAATATCGTGAGATGGCAATGCATCCAGAAGTGGATAGCGCCATTGAAGATATTATCCACGAAGCTATTGTAGCAGATCAAAACGATTCTCCTGTACAGATCAACCTAGACAATCTCGAAGTTAGCGAGAGCGTCAAAGGTATGGTCCGTCAGGAGTTTGATTATGTAAAGAACCTTTTTGGTTTTGATTCAAAATCCCATGAGATGTTCCGTCGCTGGTACATCGATGGTCGTTTGTATTATCATAAAGTCATTGATCTCAATGCACCTGAAAAAGGTATCCTTGAATTGCGCTACATTGATCCACATAAGATCAAGAAAGTAAGGCAAATCAATAAACCTAAAACTGCGGATGAGTTTATGAAGTATGACTTCGGTAAATCCGAAGAGTATTTCGTATACAATCCAAAAGGTTTGAATAATACTTCCGCCAACAGTGGCATCAAGATTGCTAGAGATGCAATTACATATGTCACCTCTGGTATTATGGATACGAATAGAAATATCGTTCTTTCATATTTACATAAAGCAATCAAAGTTCTCAATCAGTTAAGAATGATTGAGGATAGTCTGGTTATCTATAGAATCTCACGCGCACCTGAGCGTCGTATTTTCTATATTGACGTTGGCAATCTCCCTAAGCAAAAAGCGGAACAATACCTTAGAGAGGTAATGGGTCGTTATCGCAACAAACTTGTGTACGATGCTGCTACTGGAGAGATTCGTGATGACCGTAAGTACATGTCCATGATGGAAGATTTCTGGCTTCCTAGACGTGAAGGTGGTCGTGGCACGGAGATTACAACTCTTCCTGGAGGTCAAAACCTCGGAGAGCTTACAGATGTGCAATATTTCCAAACAAAACTTTACAAAGCGTTAAATGTTCCCGCTGGAAGATTAGATTCTTCTACTTCATTTAACCTTGGACGTTCATCTGAGATCACTAGAGACGAACTTAAGTTCACAAAATTCGTTGGAAAGCTTCGTAAGAAGTTTAGCGATCTCTTCCAGGATACTCTTAAAACCCAACTGATCCTAAAAGGAGTTATCGCTCCTGAAGATTGGGAGGATATGAAGGAGCATATCCAATATGACTATCTCTATGATAATCATTTCACGGAACTCAAGAACCTTGAGATGATGAATGAGAAGTTACAGATCCTTGCACAGATGGATCCGTATGTTGGAAAGTATTTCTCTGTCGATCATATCCGTAAGGAAATTCTTGGTCAAACTGAGAAACAAAGAGAAGAGATGGATGCGGAAATGGCAAGTGATATCAAGACTGGTATGGTCATTGATCCACTTGATCAGGTTGCTGCCGACCAAGCAGACATGGATAGAGAACAGCAGAACGCGGATCTAGACGTGGATATGAAGAAGGCACAATTGAAGCAAGCGCAAAATCCCGCGCCTCAAAAACCAAACGGTACTAAATAAATTACAGACATCTTAACATTATGACAACACAAGAACGAGAAATCGTTGATTTGCTTTGGGATAATGATCAAGCGGATGCGCTTGAAAAGTTGAAAGACATGTTGCAAGTCAAAGCTGCTATGGCAGTTGACGCATCTAAACAGGATGTTGCAACACGTATGTTCCCACATGTTCCTGACGACAGTGATCATAACGTTGATCCTGCCACTTTATATCCAGAACAAGAACCCCAAGCTGAATTGGATACTAACGATCAAGAGGATACAGATGAAACTGATCAGCGAACTGATTGAAGATATTGAAATTCTTACCGAAGAAAACGACGGTAAGAAAAATACTTATATTAAAGGAATCTTCCTTCAAACAGAAATTACCAATCGAAACGGTCGTATGTACAAGTACGATACTATGTCGCGTGAGGTAAACAAGTACAATGAGGAGTTCGTCAAGCGCGGACGTGCCCTTGGAGAACTTGGTCATCCCGAAGGTCCACAAATTAACCTTGATCGCGTCTCTCACAAGATTGTAGATCTTTACCCTGAAGGTAAAAACTTCATTGGTAAGGCGAAACTTCTTGAGACCCCTATGGGTAAGATCGCAAAGAACTTACTTGAGGAAGGGGTACAACTCGGTGTTTCTTCCCGAGGATTAGGTTCTATCAAAAAAGAAGGAACCACCTCTGTTGTTGCCGATGACTTCATTCTTGCCACTGCTGCAGATATCGTAGCAGATCCTTCCGCGCCAGATGCTTTTGTTGAAGGTATCTATGAAGGAAAGGAATGGGTAATGGAAGGTAACAGAATCAAAGAAGTACACATTGAGCAAATCAAGCAAGTGCTTGATACCGCACCCTCTCGTGAGGAACTGATGGAAAGGAAAATCCGCGCATTTGACTTTTTCCTCAGAAATTTGTGATTTATAAATAAATAATAGTAATTAACCGCAGTCTAATTATCCCGTAGGAGCACACTAATGTCTACTATTGATGAAAAATTCTCTAAATTAATCGCAGAAAGCACTGCGGTTGAAGAAGAAGTTGTTGAGGAAGAAGCTGCCACTGGCGATGCTGCCATCAAGAAAGGCGCTGTTCCTCCTCAAAAGTCCGATCTGAAAAATGACGGCACCGAAGTTGCCAGCAACAGTAAAGAAAAGCCAGAAGGCACCGAGAACGTAGGTGCAAAAGCGGCTGCTCCTGTGACTGCGACAAAAGATTCCACCTTAAAAACCAAGCCTAGCGGCGCTTCTAGTGCTATGCCTGGTGCTCTCTCTGCGAAAATCTTCGACGATGTAGAGGTAGAAGGAGAGGTGGTAGCAGAAGAAGACATCGCTGCAGTTCTTGCTGGCGCTGATCTTTCTGAAGAATTCCAAGAGAAAGCAAAGACCGTTTTTGAAGCTGCTGTTGCAGTGAAAGTTCAAGAACAGATTGCTA